TCGGAGAATCTTTGGCAATTCCCGGCGGCATCATCTCGACACGCTGGCGGTGGGGGAGGGTATCGCCTACCCAGCCCACAACAGCAGATGGTCGGATCGCAGATCGGTTATCCAGGCGGCGGCCATGCGAGTTGTTCAGAAGGACCGATCACGCGACTTTCATGTGCGAGCGATCTGTTGCGAGAACGGCAAACTGATCCTGTTGCGCAGGATCGCATAACAAGGAGAACGGAATGAAGACAGCGGTAACATTGGCACTGGTAGGAGTCGTGGCCGCGCTGCCTTGCGCGGCGATTGCGGAGACGTGGGCGGACGACGTGCGTAGCGCGTATGACGCGACGCGCCCGTCGGCGCCCGGCATGGAACTCGCGATGCTCACGCCGGAAGAGGCCGAGCATATCCGGGGCATCGTGGCGGAGGAAGTATCCGCTAATATTACTGCACAGGAAGCCCCGCAACAGGCTATCCAACGTGTGATTCATGAATACCGCAGTCAAGAAGACGGTATGGGTATGGGTGAACGAATTGCATGGGGTGCCGTGATTGTTGGCGTAGTAGCTGTGGTCTCTTGGGCATTGGTAAAGATTGCAGAAGAGATTGAGGGCGACACAGTGAACAATGGTGGTACTTGGAATCAAGGTAACGGTACCCAGGATAATAGCCAACCCGTTTTTGAACGAGAATAATGAAAGTACGAACTGATATGGCTAATGGCAATAATAATGTAGGATGTAATTTTGACCCAAAAACATCTTGGGCCAGAATAACAGGTGCTGTTATTGCTATAGGAACAATTATTGTTTGGCTAATCATTACGCTTGATCAAGTTGAAAAAAATCAGGAGTCTATTATTAAAATAGATGGTAAATTAGATGGCGTTGAACATGTTGCTGCAGAAACTCGAACAAGATTCGACGCAATGATTCCAGCAATCAATAAGTCTCTTGATGAGATTAAGGAATCACAAAAAGAAACAAGAGAAGAGCTTCGTAGCCAACGACGCATGATTATTGAGGCAATTAACAAATGATGCGACCGGATACAGGCGACTATGCTTTTTATGCTCCTAAAAAGGGCACAGAAACATTTGGACAACGCGGTATCCAGTCTTATGGAAATTGCCCTATAACACATGGAGAGGTTATTTCAAAATGTGTTGATGGTATTTATGGTGGAAATGCTCATATCCCATATTTTACTATGGATTCAGTTTTTGATCGTTGTTCGGGATATGATATAGCTATCTATAGATGGCATAAATTTGCCAATCATCCTGATTGTGAATATTATAGAACCTATAAAGAGTGTGTTGCGTCTATTCTACGTGTTATGGCTGAATTAAGGTTGCCATATGATAAAAAAGCAATAAAAACAATCACTAGAAACTATCTTTTGAAAATGTTTTTCAAGTCAAAAGCAAAAAAATGGCATATTGAACATGAAATTTTCTGTATCGAGTCTATAGATATAATTTGTAGGGCTGTACAGGTTGATATTTTTCAATCTATACGGCCACAAGCACATTTGGCACCCGTACATTGTGCAAACTTAATCTTAAGAAAAAAGTTAGTTCTTGTTGAAGATTGTGGATTACATACTAGGGTTATTCGGGGTTCATAGAAAAAGATGGAACATGATCTCTTACAAGAAGCAAGAAAACGGATGGCTGCAGGTTTCAAGAGAAAGACAATTACAACCTGCAGTAAATGGGCACAGAAATATCGGGTTATGGGTCAACCATATCCCGGACCATTTCAATTTGTGCACCATCCTTGGTCTTTAGGTATTCATGACTGTAAAGCAGAAAAAACAATCGGACAAAAAGCGGCACAGATGGCATATACTGAAACGGCACTTAATCGTTGTTTCTTTGCTATTGATATTCACGGCTATAGTGTATTATATATTTTACCATCGTCAAAACCTGATGCAAGTGATTTTTCGACATCAAGATTCGATCCGGCTTTGGAACTGTCACCACATTTACGAGAAATGTTTTCATCAGTCAAAAACATCGGACACAAACGAGCAGGAGCAGCAAATCTATTTATCCGTGGGTCAAGGAGTAGAAGTCAATTAAAATCTATTCCCGTAGCAGTAATCATTTTTGATGAAGTTGATGAAATGGTCCAAGATAATATAACACTGGCTGAGGAAAGAACATCGGGACAGACGCATATTGAAATGTTCCTACTTTCTACTCCTACAGTCGAGGAAACTGGAATCAATATTTATTTTTTAGACTCTACACAGAATCATTATGTTTTTAAATGCCCCCACTGTGGTCGTTATACTGAATTACTGCCCGATGAGAGCTTAATTATTACAGCTGAGGATAAAAATGACCCGAGTATAAAGAATAGTCACTATATCTGTAAAGAATGCAAGCATGTTCTAAATCATAATACTAAGCGTGAATGGTTGAAAGAGCGTGCAATGGGTGGTACCGCACATTGGGAACCAATGTTTGCTAATATGGAAGCTGAAGGATTTTGGATTCCACAGCTATATTCGATGGCGAGAATCGCTGAACCACCGAGATTAGCTAGGTATATTCTTGAAGCAAAAGAAAATCCCACAAAAGAACAAGAGCTGCATAATAGTAAATACGGATTACCGCATACTGTTAAGGGTGCTAAGGTAACTGATGCTATGATACGTAGCTGTACAGGTGGATATAAAGAGTTAGCATACTATAATGGAGCTAATCCCATCACGATGGGGGTTGATGTTGGTAAATTGTTGCATGTTGAGATATGTGAGTGGTTTCGCGTAGGCTCTGGTGTCGATCTTAACTCTAGTTTCAAGCCAAAAGTTATTTTTGAGGGAACATTAAAAGACTTTGAACAGTTAGATGATTTAGTAATCCGTTATGGGGTTAATTACTGTGTCGTAGATCATCAGCCAGAAACCAGAGAAGCCACGAAATTTGCCAATAGATTCTTTGGTAGGGTTAAGTTATGCCACTATCATCACGGAATATTCACAAAGGATATGAATGTTCATGCAGACAGTTGTATGATAACTGTAGGTCGTACTCCGTGGATGGATACTGGTATAGGAAGATTAAAGAATAAAGATATCATACTTCCAATCGATCTAAGCCACGAGTATAAAACACACATTAAGGCACCAATTAGAGTCTACAAGGAGGATAATGATGGTAATCCCGTAGGAGTATATATTACTAGTCAGGATAAAAATACAAAGGCAAAGCGTCCTGACCATTTTGCTCATGCTAGAGTCTATAGTGAAATCGCTTTACCATTAGCAGTTAGCCTTGCACAGTCACAGACAGTGACAGAAACATACTAGGAAAACTAAAAGGAGAGAGATGAAGAGTCTGAAAGGTTTGGTTGGGATAGGATTGTTGTTGGTTAGTTTGATTGGGGCTGCTGTAGTTGCTCAAACTACACCTGATGGATATGTGGCGACAGGTGTGCGCGTTGAAGAGAGTGATGGTTCGCCAACTGTTCCACATGTTCAAGTTATCCGGGTTGATGCTGGTGCATTAACGGATAATAATGATGGAATCGTGACGTTGGACTTGAATCTCACTGACGTTTCTACGCTTCAGACACTCGCGAGTAATTTATCTACTACTCAGGGTGTACTTTACGCTGCAGTATACGTCATTGAACCCGGCTACATTGTAGTTGGTAATGCGTCATCGAATGCTGCGGAAGTTGCTATGTCTGGTGATGCAACAATCTCTAGTAGTGGGGTTGTTACTGCTGCAGGAATCACGACTAACTTCAACGTGGTGACTGAAACAGGCACAACTAATGCGTTGTACTTTACAAACGGACTACTTCGCGTCAAAGGGGCGGCACTCTAAGTGTCAAAGTCTAATGGGTGGCTCTTTAATGGGCCACCCATTGGAGATATAGTATGAAACAAGCAGTAAAAAGTTTGTCCATTTCAGGAACCACGCATCCTGATTATGATGCAGAAATCCGCTATTGGAGAAAATATAGACTTACATTCATTGGTGGTCGCAAATTTATCAATAAATACTTAGAGAAACTCAGTAAGAGAGAAGATACTACTGATTTTGAAAATCGCAAGAAGATTACTTATTGTCCAGCACACGCAAAAGCAGCTGTAATTGATATTAAGAATGCTATTTATCAGCGTATGGTAGATATTCTTCGTGATGGTGGCCCGAGTAATTGGCAAGTAGCTATTACAGGCGAGGATAACGGCGTAGATTTTCAGGGAAATAGTATGAATGGCTTTATTGGCCGAATCATACTGCCTGAATTACTTTCTATGCGTAAAGTTGGTGTTTTTGTTGATAAAGACCCTATTGAGGGTGAAGCTAACGCCAATGATACGAGAGAAAAACGTCCTTATCTATATGTATATAAGGCTGAAGAGATCCGTTCTTGGCGGTACAACCGTAAAGGACAGTTGCAATCACTGTTACTCCGTGATACTAATGAAAAAGTGGATGAAGAGACAGGATTAGTGACTGAGACAGAAGAACGATATCGCTTATTGCAGGTTACTGATGATGGAGTTATTGTAAAATTCTATGATAAGAATGGTAAGTACATTGAAGATGAAGATCAATTACTTCAACTGAAACGTATTCCGTTCGTGATTTTTGAAATCTCTCAAAGTTTGTTGATTGATGTTGCTGATTATCAAATTGCTCTGCTAAATTTAGGTTCTAGTGATATTAATTATGCTATTCGGGCTAATTTCCCGTTCTATACTGAGCAATTTGACCCTGCTACAGAGTTTGCTATGCTCCGTCAGGCAACATCATCTGAAACGGTAACAGATAGTGGTACTGTTACATCGAATAAATCCGGTGAGGCTGCAGAGGCTAAAAAAGCTAATGATAATGAAATTCAACTTGGAACTATTAAAGGACGCAGATATCCAAAGTCATTAGAACGGCCAGGATATATTCATCCCTCTCCTGATCCGCTCCGTGCGAGTATGGAGAAACAAAAAGAATTGCGCGATGAGATTCGTCAGCTTGTTAATTTAGCTGTAACAAATCTACAACCAATCAGAGCGTCGGCTGAGAGTAAGCGTGAAGACGATAAAAGTCTTGAAGCTGGTCTCTCATATATTGGATTAGAGCTGGAATATGGCGAACGGCAAATTGCAGCAATTTGGTCGGATTATGAGTCTGCTGAACAACCTAAAATCAGCTACCCTACAAGCTATAGTCTAAGGACGGATGAAGATAGGCATGAAGAGGCCGAGAAACTTGAAAAACGCCGTGAAGGAATTCCGTCTAAGACGTATCAAATAGAGATAACGAAACTGATCGTAAAGACTATTCTTGGTCCAAGAACAGATAATGCCACGATGCAGCGAATCTTTGATGAGATTGATAAGTCTCCGGCATTAGTTACTGATCATGAGACTTTGAGAGAAGACCATGAGAAGGGACTGGTTGGCACGCTTACAGCGTCCATTCTTGCTGGATACCCTGAAGGAGAGGTTGATAAGGCTAAGAAGGATCACGCTGAACGCGCGGCTAGAATCGCGTTGGCACAAAGTAAAGCAGGAGCACGAGGAGTATCTGATTTAGGAAATCCGGATGATGGGACTAAAGAAAAGGAATTATCGAATCAACCGGACACTGACCCCGACGGAAAAGACAAGACCAGAGGGGGAGGTAAATAATCATGTCTATGTACACTACAATATCTGAGACAAATACTTATTTTGAAACGCGTCTGCATACTGATGCGTGGGATGAGGCAAGTACCACAGAACGTACTGCCGCATTGACTATGGCTACAGAGGCTATTGATCGTCTTAATTTCTTAGGAAAAATGGCGGAAGACGACCAAGAACTTCAGTTTCCACGGGACGAGGATACTGATGTTCCAAATGATATTAAGAAAGCCTGTTCTGAAATCGCCCTAGCATTGTTGGATGGCGTTGAACCGGAGATGGAATTTGAAAATCTCGGGTTAGTGTCACAAGGTTACTCAAACGTAAGATCGACCTATGATCGGTCACGCGCTCCTGAGCATATAGTCGCGGGTATTCCAAGTATTACGGCTTGGAGGTACTTGAAACCGTACCTACGTGATTATAGAAGCGTGCAGATTCATAGGGTGTCCTGAAAAGGAGATATGTCAGATGAAACAGTCAGTCAATAAGTCAAGAGAATGGTTCGACCAGTACGTTAACTTCGTCCATGTGTTTGAAGGCGATCCGCCTGCTGATCCACCTGCTGATCCGCCTGCTGATCCGCCTGCTGATAGGACGTTCTCGCAGGATGATGTTAATGGTCTCCTGGCTAAAGAGCGTAAGAAGTGGCAGGAGTCTCATGATCGGGCTATGTCGGAACTTGAAGCTCTGAAAACTAAGTCTAATTTGACTGACAAGGAACGCAAAGACCTTGAAGGACGGATTGAGCAACTCAGGAATGAAAATTTAACAGTTGAGCAAAAGGCTCAAAAGGAGCAAGAACGACTCCAGAAGAAATATGAAACGGATGTATCGACGCTTAGTAGTGAACGAGACTCGTGGCGACAGCGATTCGAGGAATCTACTATTCATCGGTCTATTACTGACGCAGCAGTGGCTCAGGAAGCATACAACCCTTCCCAAGTCGTTGCTATTCTGCGTTCCAATACAAAGCTGATTGAGGCTTTGGATGACGAAGGACAGCCTACAGGAAACTTCGTGTCTCAGGTTCAATTTAAGGATAAAGATAAGAAGGGTGCGGAAGTAACTCTTCAAATCAGTCCTAGTGAGGCCGTGAAGCGCATGAAGGAAATGCCGGAATACGGTAATTTATTCAAGGGCACCGGCGTGGGTGGATTAGGCGGTGGTAATCGCGGGTCTGAAGGTGAGAAAGATATCAGAGAACTCGCTAAGGACACCGAGGCATATCGAAAAGCCCGGAAAGAAGGTAAAGTGTAGTTTGGCTTGCAAAAAGAAAGTGAGAAAGATGAAGAAGATTGAAGTTCACGCATGGGTCCACGTATTCGAGAATGATAACGATGCGTTGATCCCCGAAGTTTGGGCGCAGGAATCGTTGATGATTCTTGAGTCTAATATGGTTGTTGCTAATCTCGTGCACAGGGACTTTGAGCCGGAGATTGCACAGTTTGGCGATACGGTACACACTAATCGGCCGGGAACTTTCAAGTCGATTCGTAAGACGGATTCTGATGAAGTGCAAGATCAGGATGCGTCCGCGACCGACGTGGAAGTTAAGCTGAATCAGTGGCACCACGTTACGTTCATCATCAAGGACGGTGAAGAGACTAAGAGTTTCAAATCTCTGGTCACTTATCATCTGGAGCCTGCACTTACGGCTATTGCTGAGGCGATTGATGAAGTCCTGCTTTGTCAGGTCTATGAGTTCATGGGTACGTCGGCTGGTAAGCTCGGAACCGACCCCACGAAATCTACGACTATCGCTCTCCGTGAGGCGATGACGAAGAATAAGTGTCCGTTGGGTGGCAGGAACGTGATTATTACGCCTGACACTGAGGGCGCGATTTTGAACATCGACGACTTCACGCAGGCGGACAAGATCGGTGATGACGGTACGACTCTTCGTGAGGCAAACCTTGGTCGCCGTATGGGATTCAATTGGTTCACTTGCCATAATACGCCGAATGTTGCCTCTGGCAGCACGACGGTGGCTGGTGCGATCAATAATGGCGATGGTTACGCGGCTGATTCGACTTCGCTCACTGTTGACGGTTTCTCTGCCGCCATTACCAATGGCAGCTGGTGTACCGTTGCTGGTGATATGACTCCGCAGATGATTACGGCAACCGTGGGCGGTGCTACGCCTACGTCGCTGACGATCACTCCTGGGTTGAAGTCGGCGGTTGTTGACGACGCGGTTGTTACTGTCTACTCGCCGGGTGCCATTAATTACGCTTCGGACTATGCTTCGGGCTATGAGAAGGCACTTACGGTAGATGGATTCAGTGTGGCACCGAAGGCTGGCCAGCTGATGACCATCGGCAGCGGTTCGACTGTTGCTAAGTACGGTATCATCAACTCGGTTGATACGAATGGTACGGCGACTCCTTCGACTACAGAGATTCTGCCTAACCGTCCTCTGGACGCGGCAGCAGCTGATGATGCTGTGGTTGGTTTGGGTCCGGCTGGCGGATTCAACTTTGCGTTTCATCGTAATGCTCTCGCGCTTGTGAGTCGGCCTCTGGCTACTCCTGCGCAGGGTACGGGTGCGCTGAGTTACGTCGCCAACTATAACGGTCTGGCTGTCCGCGTGACGATCACGTATGACGGTAAGGCTCAGGGTCATCGGGTTACGATTGACCTGCTGTGTGGTGTCAAGACTCTTGATGCCAATCTTGGTGCTGTGTTGTACGCGTAAGTCCCCTCGTACTTATGCGTTGGGTGTGGGGTCTTTCATGGCCCCACACCCTCACTTAAAAAGAATAGTATGCCAAGTATAACAGACAGGAATATGTTGAGGCAAATTAGGCTGATTATATATCGGCTTAAGAGAACATACGGTACTACCTTAACACTCTGGAATCCGGATACAGCAACACATAACTTAGAAACAGGTGTAATCAATCGAACATTTGATGTATTAAGAATTCGTCGTGCTGTTGTATTACAGGCTCGAATGATTCGCGACTTTGAATATGATCTTTCATATATTGCAGCAAATAAAAACTTTACATACGGTGGATTCTTTGATCATCGCACACGTTGGATTATAATTGATGGTAAAGATATTTCTTCAGGTTTTGAACCACATGAGGATATGCATATTGTAATTTCTTCAAAAAGATATGAATTGAAAGAGATTCAAGAAATCATAGGTGGTCATGGTTATATTTTAAGAATTGTCGAGTTACTAGCTACAGCTGATTTATCAGCGGATTTGACAGTAACTGGTACACTTGATCCAGACATAACTGGAGATTATTATATTGTCAATACATATAATGGAGAAAATCTTTATCAAGAGATTAATGGCCTATTCTTTATTTGGTATGATAATACTAACTGGGTTATTAGTCGTGCAGCCGGCACCAATGGTGAACA